TATGCCGCGCAGCACGGCATCACCACGGTGCCCGGCGTGTCGGCCCCGCCGCCGCAAGAGCCCGGCCCGATAGCGATGTCTCAGCTAGCGCTGCTGGCCCAGATCATCGAACTGGTGGGCGGCGACTCGATGGCCGCCCAACTGCTGGAGCCGCCCCCTTTCCCTGACGGCAGCCTGGCCGCCCAGGCGATTGGGCTGGCCTTCAACCCGCTGGAGCCCCGCGGCGCGCACGGCGAGTGGGAGCGGGAAGCCCAGTACCAGGCGGTGCTGGCCGAGCGCAAGCGCACCAAGACCTACCCGGTGATCGGCCCCGAGCACGCCCGCGGCAACAGCAGGCCGGTCAGCCACGATGAGTTCCAGGCCCTGGCCCGCAAGGGCAACCGGTGGATCGACCAGGCTAAGAATGGCCGCCAGCCGATCACGGGCCTGGACGGGCCGGGATGGGAACTGGTCAAGCAGCGCAGCTACGCCGAGGCCCGCAAGTCCTGGGGCGGCGAGACGATCGACACAGACACCGGCCAGCCGCTGCCACAGGGCGCTGACCTGTTCGCCCTCTCGGTCAAGCCCCGTGGCATGGACACCGTGTCGGTGCCCGAGCACGCTAGCTACGCCGAGTTCAGCCAGGCGATGGACCAGGCCAAGGAACGGTTCCGCTCGGCGCTGGAGCGGCGCGGGTTCTACCTCGGCGTGTTCCACGACGATGAGAACCACCGGATCGACATCGACCCGGTGGCCATCGTGGACAGCGTTGACCTGGTGGAACAGGTCGGCGCGTACACCCGGGCCATCGGCGGGGCCTACCGGTTCAGCGACGGGAATGGCTACTGGCCGCCGCACGTTCCAGACAGCGTGAGCACTGCCAACGATGATGATCATCAGGTCCATTTCGCCGGGCCTGGGCAGTGGCATTCCCAGGCAGTCGCCATCCAGGACCCCGAGCCTGTTGACAGCGACACCGACGACTGAGCTTCCCACCTGCCTGTAAGTACACCTACGCTGATCCACTAACGGCGCGGACCCCGCTTTGCGTGCCGGTCATTTACTGACCGGAAGGCGCGGGCGGGATGGGCAACCCCCTCATTGACCTGGTTGGCCCCCACGGCTACACGCACGGCTGGGTGTACCACGGCACCGGCCGCCCTGGCAGCAAAGTCAGCAGCGCCACCCACACCCGGCGCATGTCCGCCTCGATCGCCAAGCGGTCCGGGGCCAGCACCCGGGTCGGCTCCCGGCTGACGATGAGCGAGGCGGCCAACCGGGCCAGCCAGAAGCTGTCCGGCCGCAGGGCGTCCGACTTCCAGCACCTGGCTGCTGCCCGGCTGCACTCCGCCGCCGCCCGGCAGGCCGGGCTGTCCGATGCCGCCAAGGCCCACCACGTCAAGTACGCCGCGATGCACCGCGGCATCGCCGGGCGCACCCCCGGCAAGGGCACGGCCAGCGAGCGCAAGGCCCAGGTCCCCTCCGGCCCGCCCAAGTTGCGCCCAGGCGAAACCCGGGCACCCACGATGGGCAAGGTCCAAGGCCCCAACGTCGGCACCCTCGGCAAGGGCGCGACACAGCCGCACACGCTGCCCCGGGGTGCTAACGCGCTCACCAAGGAAGGCCGGGCCAAGGCGTTCCAGGCCGGGCACGCGCTGCCCCCGCCGCCCGGTGGCGGGCCGCACGGTTTCCCGGTGACCAGCCCCAAGTCCTGGGAGGACGCCCGCAAGGCGGTCGGCCGCGCAGGCAGCCCAGCCCGGCGCGAAATGCTCAAGCAACTGCTGCGCCGCACCGCTGCCCAGTACGGCAAGACCGCCGCGCTCAAGAAGTCCTGGGCCGCATCCAACGTCTACGCCGCCCTGGAGTTCGCCGTGGCCATGCAGACCTTCCCGATCACCGGCCCGCTGGACCTGATCATCAGCCGCGACCCGGAGGACGGCTCGGCCGTGGTCCGGCACCGCCGCGGAGGCGGCGAGATCGGGCGCATCCGGCACGACGATGACGGGTCCTGGCGCATGTCCCGCGAGGGCAAGGACGGCGAGGGCCACACCCGCCAGCGCGGCGCGCTGCTGGAGCTTATCGGCGCGCACAACCACGCCGCCCCGAGCCCCTATCGTCGGCAGCCTGCCCCTGCTGCCGAGCCTGCGGTCCCCCAGGTAGCACAGCAGACCGACCTGATGAGGGCGTACGGCATCCCGGCGATCAACGCCAACCTGTCCAACACCGACCTGGCAGCGGCCACCCCCGTAACCGGCGCGAGCGATGGCCCCCGGGTCACCACCGGGCTCGGCCCCAAGGGCCAGACGATCTACGGCAAACTCCGCAAGCGCGGCTTCCCGCACGCTCGGGCGCACAACTTCGCCCGCCGTGCCGAGCGGAAGGCCGCTGGATGAGCCTGGCACTGCTCACCCCGTTCACGGGTCACCAGGCCAGGCAGGCAGGTGGCAAGTGGCGGAAGAAGCTGCTGCCGCTCGGGGAGATCCACTACAAGGGCCGGGTCCTCAATTTTGACCGGGGCTACCTGTCCGGGCTGGTGGAGTCCTTCCGCAACCGGGCCTACGACCAGGTGCCATTCCAGCTAGCTGGCGATGAGAACAAGCACACCAACGACGTAGAGCGCACGGGCGGCCAGATCACCGACATGAGCCTGGAGCCGGACGGGCTCTGGATCGAAATGGTGCCCACCAGGCGCGGCCAGGCGGTGCTGGCTGACAACCCCGGCGTTGGCGTCTCGGCCCGGATCGTAGAGGGCTACGACCGGTCGGACGGCCGCAAGTTCGCCCGCGCCATCCAGCACGTGCTCTGCACGCTGGACCCCCGCATCCCCGGCATGGGCGGCTGGGAAGCAGTCGCTGCTGCCAACGACGTCCAGGTCACCGTCGATCTCAGTGGTGAGACGTTCACGTTCACCGGAGAGGAACCACCAATGCCTGACCTCGACACTGCGGACCAGGACAAGCTGGCCAAGCTGCTCGGCCTGGACCCGGACAAGCTCGCAGCGCTCATCGCGCAGATGCCCGAGGGCACCGCGCCCACCGCTGGCGACGTCGGCGGCGAGCCCGGGACCGACCCCGAAGGCGACCCGGCCCTGGCCGAGCTTGAGGCACAGATCGACGCCATGTCCGATGAGGAACTGGCCGCCTGGGAAGCCAGCCTCCAGGCCGAGGATCTGGAGCCCGAGCCCGCTGCCGCTGGGCTGAGCCAGGAGGCGGTCCTGGCGCTGGAGCTTGCCGGGGCACAAGGTGATGAGAACGCCAGGCAACTGGCGATCATCCAGGCCCAGCTTGACGGCGAGCGCTGGCAGGGCGAGCGGCGCAGGCTGATCGCCGGAGGCGTGCCGCCCGTGGTGGCCGACCTCGCGCAGCCGCTGCTGGAAGGCGCGGGCCACGTGATCGACCTGTCCAACGGCACCTCGGTGGACGCCGGGCAGATCGTCCGCAAGGTGCTGGCCGAGTTCGCCCGGGTCACCCAGTCGCTGGACATGGGCGTGGAACTGGGCACCACGCTGGAGCCCGAGGACGCCGAGTCCGAGGCGGCCAAGGCCCGCGCTGACGTCGTGCAGCGCGCCAAGGACCAGTTGGGCCTGGTCTGAGCCATGGCCCGCGTCCTGATCACCACGACGTTCACGATCGCCGCCACCGACTACGCGCACCCCGCCAAGACGATCAAGGCCGGGACGGTGGTTGAGCTTTCCGCCGCCGAGCAGACCGCCGTCACCACCGCGGGCGGCGCGTTCCGGGCGTCCACCTACCGCGACCAGCTTGGGCTGGGCGTGGGCGTGTCCAACAGCAACTGAGAAGGGGTCAGCGCTATGACCGCAGTTCTCCCGCACTACAAGCAAGGTGCGGCGTCTTACCAGGTCAGCACGCTGATGTTCGGTGGTCAGCTTGCTGAGCCCACGACGCAGACCGCAGGCACCACGGACCTGACCGTCAAGCCCGCCGTCGCTGCGTCCACCCACGTCCTCGGCGTGGTGGGCAAGGACGGCAACGTGCTCACCGCGCAGACCGGGGCGGCCAACACCTACGGTGCGCCGCTGATCGACATGAGCGTCCTCGATGACTTCGTGTCGGTCTACTACGGCGGGGTGGACATCTGGGCCTGGTACTCGGCCGCGGTCACCCCCGGTGGCAAGCTGCTTGCCGCCGCCAACGGCACGGTCGGGCCAGCAGGCGCTGGCCCGGCCGCAGACCAGGTAGTCGGGGTCTGCACCCACCCAGGCGGCGTGTCTGCCGCCATGCTCACCCAGGCGCTCGGCGGGCTCGGTGCCACGTCGTTCTTCCTGGGCCGAGTTCGGATCTTCTGAGGGGAATTGATCAATGCCCACGCCAGCACGCGGATACAGCGATTCCCCGCGGGTAACCGTTGCCGAACTGATGAAGGACCCGCTGACCATCCCGGCGCTGATCCTCGACATGACCCGCAACGAGTTCATCGTGGACTCGGTGCTGCGTCCTGGCGGGTCGGCACCCAGCGGCGCGGTCCGCTTCGCGGAGTCCACCCCGCTGTACGCGGACGACTTCCCCGAGATCCGGGCCGAGTTCGCTGAGGTCCCGATCGTGCCGACCTCGGTGGGCATCCCGCGGGTGGTGTTCGCGCATGAGCGTGCCATGGCGATCATGGTCAGCGACGAAATGCGCCGCCGCCAGTCGGTGGACCCCGTGACGCGCCAGTTGATGCAGGTCAAGAACACGATGACCTACTCCTGGAACACCGCGTTCTACTCGGCTGTCGTGGCCAATGCCAACATCCAGACCCTGGCCGTGGCCAACACCTGGGCGTCGGCCGGGGCCACGATCCGGGCCGACCTCGCGCAGGCCAGCTTCCTGGTGGAGAACGCCGCCACCACCGCGCCCAGCGGCATGACGCAGTGGCTCGGCTTTGAGGCCGATACCTTGATCATCAACCACGGAACCAAGAACACGCTGCTTCAATCGAACACCTTTGCGGCTCCGTACGTCGGTGACATTGCGAGCGAAAACCTCTTGTACACCGGCACCCTGCCTCAGAAGATCCTGAC